GGGGGCTAGAAAAAGTGGTACAGGAGAAGGTAAGGGTGAGGGTGTTAAGATCTCAGGTGCTAAGGGTGAAGGTACTGGCACTAGGAAGCCAAAGAAAACAGGCAAGAAAGATGGTGGTAAGGGTTCCAAGTCCGAGGTTAAGGTGCCGGAAAAACGCAAAAAGGAGATTGATAGGCTCTTTGAAAGAATTTCAAAGCGACAGTCTAAAGTTCGGGATAAAATTGAAAAGCATTGGGGTGAACTGACAGTAGAGCGACTCGAAGAAATAGCTGAGAGTGAATTCCAAACAAGGCGACTTGTTCGTGATATTATGAGGGCAGGAAGTAGGTGGCATAAAAATATATCCAACTTCTATCAGGAGTATTGGTACGCATCTATCCTTAGCGGACCAACAACTCATGCTGTCAATATCGCATCAAATACGATATTTCATAATATCATCAGGAGGCCATCCAAGTTAATTTCAGGTTACATAGATACGCTGATTGATAGATTAAGCAGCGAAACAGTCAGGTCTATCACAATCAATGATAAGGGTCAGGTAAAGACTTATCAGAAGTGGCTGGAAGAAAACCCTGAGAGGAAGCGAGAATACAATCAGACTATGCAGGTTATCTTTGGTTCTGCTTGGTCTAATGCTGTAGCAGCCTTTCAAAGCAACCTAAGCCTAGTAGAGGGTAAGGTTACGGGGGAAGCTGGTGCTGGTAAGTATGAGGATGTCACAAAGTATGGTTCATCTTCGGTTATATCGACTTTCTTTGATAAATACTTTTCTCCGGGTGTTGATATTGGCACCTTAGCAAGTGTTCAGGAAGGTGGGGCAACATCCGTTCCCACCTACTGGAAGGACAGTAAGAACTTCATGCACCGAGTTCTTTACGGCTTAATGAACGGTGTTGATGGTACGGATGCTGAGATCAACGAAAAGATACGCAATGTATCAAGTCAGCTAACGCAACTGAAGTCAAGCATTGCTGTTGAAGAGCAGGCCATTCGTGATGGAATTGGGGATAAGGATAAACTCAATAAGCTAAATGACAATATGGCTGAAAAGCTAAACGAGCTAGCTAACCTAAAGGCCGAACGCACTATCGGTCAGAGATACAACGGACTATCCAGTATCATTCAGCTTCCGGGTAAGTCGTTACAGGCTGCTGATGACTTCTTTAAGACCTTCTTTACTCGTGCGGCGGTAGGTCAATATGCGGCAATGTTAGCTCGTGTGAAGGTCGAGGAAGGTGACCACGGTAATGCTGATCCTGAACGATGGAAGATGGAATACATCCATAACAGCATGACTGATGTCAATAGTGAGGCATGGCAACTTGCTATGCGTGACGCTAAGACATCGCTGTTCCAATCTGACCCCGAAGACCTAAAAGCTCAGGGTAAGCATATTGCGGCGGGTGTTATGAAATTTAGCGCTCAGGTAAAGGATTGGAAAGGCATTGGTTGGCTTGTAAACCCCTTCGTCCGTGTGCCTGTTAATATCGCAGCGTCTTCGGCAGAGAAGATACCGGGACTAGGTTTAGCTGGCTTATTGCCGACATACTTCAACAACAAGGCTGAGGGACAGCACTGGTCTACCGGAATGAGTGAGAATGTAGCTGGTCAGCTATGGGTTCTCATGTTGTATTACGGAATCACCAACTTGCTTGCAGCTATGAATGATGGTGATGATGAATATGTATTTACAGGTGCATCCTTAACGGATGATCCAAAGCGTAGAGGATTCAGCTATAGCGAAGGTGTACCGCAAAGCACTGAAATGCAGATAGGTGGATACCGATTTGATTACGGTCGCATTGACCCAATGGCTACCATCTTCGGCATATTCAGGGATATGAATGAAGGTAAGGGTAGCTTAGGTCAGAATATTGTTGATGGTGCTATAGGTGCCATAAACGACAAGACCTTTATGCGAGGTTTACAAAACGTAACTGACGTCTTTGATTCATCTAGACGGGATAATGTACTTGTTGGCTTTGCAGCATCTTGGATTCCAAATGCTTACAAGCAACCTGCCAGATATTGGAAAGACCATATACCGGATAAGAGGCCAATTGATTCTTTTTGGGGTAAGGTTTTAACAGCTAGCAGTCTATCTGATGATGCCTACCCGATATACGACATGTACGGCAATCGTGCTGTACAGGCTCCCGGAGGTGGTATAGCAGGTGTTGCCTACAACTCAGGTGTACCTATGAGGTTCAAAGGTGCCAACATGTTCAAGGGTCACAAGATATACGTTAAGTACAATGATAGTCTTAAACGTGAAGACCCAAAGAGTTGGCCGCAGAAACCTCAGTCATTTATTACTGATAAGTCCTTTAAGACTGAAGACAACCCAACAGGCCGTAAGGATATGAGTCCTTCTGAATATGCTGAGTTCTCGATGAAATATGGTGAGTTATTTCGCCGTGCTGTAGAGGTTCTGCTTCCACCTGAAGTTGCCGAAAACCCTACGAAAACAGACCTAGAGATTATGGATAGGATACGCACCAAATCTAGGGAGATGGTTAAAGATGCTTATATCAGGGGTATCCTGAACATAGTATCCCCTGAAGATTACCTACAATGGGTCATTAATAATACACGTGATAGCATCGCTGGCAAACGTGGGACTATAGCAAATTATTACAATAGACGGCAGAAACTAGAATATCATAGATGGAATGACGCTTGGAAACGATGGAGGGTGTACGATGGGACGTAAAAGAAGAGACAGGCGGGACAGCCCTGATGAGGCTGTCACGCCACCTAAAGTAGAGCGTAAGGAAGTTCGCACTAGTAGTCGTGTGTCCATTACAGAAGCCAAGGCTGAGCTACAGAAGGCTAAGGCATCTAAGTGGAAGTGGTTAGCAATCCTCATTGGGTTGGTTATGGCGGCTTATGGTGTATTTAAATCTAAATTGATTGGAGGTTAGCATGTTAGATTCGATTAAGCAAAGAATCTCAGACTGGTGGAAATCAGCAGCGGCAAAGCGTTTACAGGCGGCTGTTATAACCGCAATCATTACGACGATTGCAGAGAAGACGGGTTGGATTAGTACCGAACAGGCAACTAGATTCGCCGGTCTTGTAATAGCAGTCATCGTTGGTGATTCGCTAAGACCACTTAATCCTGAAAAACTGAAGGAGGAATAACATGCGTTGGCGTTTTGTAAAACCAAACGAGCGAGTCAGATGTATGATTCGTTGTAATCGCGCACATGATCTTGTTGGTATGGAAGAACGGATGGAATCACTCGGATATATGCGAGTTAGATTTTTAACTTTCATCAAGCACATCCTGTGTCCAACTGGCAAGTTTAAGAGTTACTATCTCCCAAGACGGGAGAAAGACCAAGACCCTCCAGCGAGTCCTTGACTCGTTGCCCGCAGGGGGTGGGCCATGCTTCCCCCACCCCCTGCACTTTTTTAGGCGGAACAGAAATGACACACCAAGATTGGATCAGTATGGCAACCTCGGTTGGGTTGCCAACGGCTTTTTTGATTGGTCTGCTATTCATCCTCTGGAGAATGGCACGGGCAGTATCGCCCTACTTTATGGACGCTTACGAGCGTCACTGTGAGCTAATAGAGGTTCTAAAAGACAGCGCTAGTCAGTGTACAAACGCATCAAGGGCATTGTCCCACGCCGCTGATGCTTTAGAAGTCATCGCTGATGACGAGAAGATTGATAAAGTTAAACTTCACACTCGTGCAATGAAGGACGATCTTGGTGATGTATGACCTCAATTTCAGATCGAATAAGAGAGGTTCTTGATCGTGTAGGATGGGACGTACCTACATCTATCGTGGTTAAGGATAAAGCTCTTTCTGATTTAACAGTTAGGCAAATCCGAAACGGGCTTGGTAACACAAAAAACGTTGATTCTAAGAAGCGATATAATCTCAAGAACCACCACAGGCGTATGTTCTATCGTGCCAGAAGAAGGGCAAGAGATAAGAATATATACTTTGATTTAGAGCCTGAAGACATTGTTATCCCTGACTTCTGCCCCATCCTTGGTCACAGATTAGAGCCTTCAAATGTTCAGGGGGGAGCTTATAACAGTCCATCTTTGGATAGGATTAACCCCAAGAAGGGATACACCAAGGACAACATACAGATCATATCATGCAGGGCGAATAACATTAAAGGGGATGCCACAATCGAAGAGATTGAGAAGCTCATTCGATGGTATCGTCGTAATGGATCTGTTTTAGATAGCTCTTAGGGATATGTACAACTGGTTCTATGTCTTGCCAGTCATCTCTATCCCATCTACCCCCAACCTCGATTCTTGTTGATAAGCTATCGAAGGTGTACATATAATCGCCATCGTTAAAGCGAACAAACAGTACAGGAGATCCGTAGGGGGTGAGTAGTTCCATTGCCTGATACTTTGATAAGCTCAGTATCAGTGTTGGATAGGTTTCGTAGTCGACATTCCTGTTCTTTAGCTCTGCGAAACCTGTAACCTCACCGTCTTTGATGACAGCAAAATCTGCTCTATAGGAGATGGGCAGCTTCTGAAATTCAACATTGAATCGAGCCTCAAGCGATTCCTTAAATTTCGTTTCCGCTGCTAACGTCTTCTCGTTCTCGTACCTCGGCCTCATGCTCTGGTCTCCTTACAATGATGGGTGTTTGCTCCCCTATCCACCCTCCCAAGATGTTGTAATCCATCCACTCCTGTGCTTCTTCGTCATCCATGCCATCTGCCCGGAGGCACTCTAAGACGATTTCATAGTCATAAACTATAATGTCCGGCTGACCACATCGGTATCCAATTCCGATCTCAGCCTTTTCAAAGCCTGTGTATTTAATCGTTTTTTCTGAGTCGTGTACCATCATCTACCTTATCAATGGGTCGCTCTGAACAACGCTGATCCTTGTGCGGGTCATCATCAAGTGACATTCCAAAAACTAATACGCCTTCATCGTATACCTGTATGATTACATCGTGATCGTAAACTAGATAAGCCTTATCGTCGTTCTTTTGAATCATCAGATTCCTTTTCAATCAACCTCTCCAAATACCACTTAGCTTTGTGCAGATCTTCAAGACCGTTCTTCATGTGGTATCGGGTAATGTATTTAAGTATGTTCTGCTGGTACATATTGAAGTTGTGTGACTCAGCGTAGTCCATAGGCTCTATGCCCATCTTGTAATACTTCGGATTGGTAGGATCTTCCTGACGGATTGCGTAGTAATCCATCCACGCCTTCTTTCGTTTCTCTGACCAATGATTAGGGAAGATAAAATCAGTCATTATGCTCTCCAAGCAATTTGGTGATTGTAAGCCAGTCATCCAAGTAGCAAGCGATGACCCAAGGCTCCCGATTCTTTTTATGAAGTACCACACTACTCTCTTCCTCCATTTTATCCCTTTGTGCCTGCTTTAGTGCATTGTGAATGTTAAGCCTTTCAACAAATTTAACTTCAAAATGTATGCCATCTATATCGGTTTTCAGGTCAGCATCACCTTCCTGATACCCACAATATTGCTGTGTACGCCTAGCCTCTTGGCAGATGCCAAGCTCTTTCAGCTTGGCTGCTGCCATACGTTCACCCCGTTTACCTTTTTGTCTACTGTTAGTCATGCTCCACCTAATCTGAGTAGTGATGATTCTTTTTGCGTACCGTATGTTCAGGGTTTAGATCGACGGGGGACATCTTTATCTCGGTGAGGAATAAGGGCTTACCTTTAGTGTTACCGAACCAGCGGTTCTCCATTTCCTCATCTTTCCAACTGTCTTGAATCATTTTGCACATACGCTTAATGCGTTGGCTCATCACATCGCTTGCCCATCTCTGAGTAGTGCAAAGCTCTAGCGCAAGGATCTCTTCGCTTGTGATATTATCGGAATCAACGAAGTAGGGATTACCTGTTTTTGGATTCAGGTAATACTTCTTCTCGCTCCACGTATGTCTAGCCATTTTCCCATCCGAAATTTTGCCTGCTGCTATCAAACTTCAGCCTGACTAAATTGTTTCGGATCGGTCCATTTCTACGTTTGATAATGTGAACATCATACTGATCTTCACCACCGCCACGGGGACTTCTTCCATGAAACCATCCGCCCATAATCAGGTCTGCATCCTGCTCAAGTGAACCGGAATCACGTAGATCAGATGATAGAAACTCTACCTCATCTCTACGCTCCACTTCACGGGAACACTGGCACAAAGCAATTATACCTACCTGATGCTCCCTAGCAGCGGATTTTATCCGCTGGCTTATCTCAGTAACTACCTCGTAGCGTCCTGCTATCGTCGTGCTTCTGAGTAATTGAACGTAGTCTATAACTACAAACTGTATCCTGTGTGCCTGCACGTAACGCTTTATAGCCGCCTCAACTTCATCAATCGTACCGACACCCTCGTAGTAAATCTTGGATACATGACTGTGCCTCTCAGCAATTTCATTCCTGAGCTTCTCAGGGTCTTCCTGCCACTGTTTCTCGTCATCACCCACATAGTTCATGATGATACGCCTACCAAGCTCATACGGACTCATCTCGGCGTTCAGAGAGAGGCTAGGGATACCCTTCTTTGCCAGATGGCATTGCCACTGTAGGGCGAGTGCCGTCTTTCCATGAGACGGCCTCGCCATGATGATACAGACTTCCCCTGCCCCTACCCCATCTATTGATTGATCTATCGGGTAGATACCTGAAGGCATATGCCGTTGGTTCTTAGATCTGTTGAAGTAGACGTTGACGCAATCAAGTAGAGTTTCTTTCTTCTCTACTGCTGTGGTTCTCTTACGTACAGAGGCATATGCGTTATCAACAGTAGCTTCTATCCAGCCGATGCCTTTGTAGTAGTGTTCTTTCTCGCACCAAACCTCGATAGCTTTGATGATTTCATCGGTAGGGACTCTTTGGTATACGAGTTCACATGTGATTTGAAATACAATGGCACTACGGGAATGATCGCTAAGATGATCCGGTAAATGACCCTCCCAACGGGCAGCAAACTGGCTATTAGGAGAGGCAAGTAGCTCCTGTACCTGTTCACTTAACTCGCTGGGAGGGTCGGGCGGAACAACCGATTGACTCAGTTCGATACAGACTCCCTCTAAATCTTCAATCGAACAAAGCTCAAAGTTTGGAAAGTCTACTGTCGCCCATTCGTAAGAGGGTTCAACAAATCGGCTCTCGTTCCACCACGGATACCGGATAAGGTTACCATATCCCTTGTTTTTTAGCTTGTCTTGTCTTGGGTATATCTCATCAAACCCAATGGATAACTGATTGTCTACGCCCTGCCAAAACCTTCTTGCGAGATAAGCAGGCACAGGTTCTGTGAAGAATATCCATACGTGTGCGCCTGTACCACTACTGCTTATCTCCATTACAGGATCTAGACCCAATTCCTGCACAAAGAAGTATGTTGTTTCTGCCTTGTCTTTCCACGCCACATCAGGGCGGTCTTTATGATTATCGAAATCGACGCAGGTACACATGACGGTGTTATCCTGCTCCATCAGGTAGAAGCCATAGCATTTCTTGCCAGCCAAGTGGTCTTCCACAATATCATCGGCAGTAACAGCCTTCTCAACAGGCCTGAAGTTACTGCCTACAGGTTGGATAGCTACTATCCCATCCCTACCTTTGAACCGTTTAAGTATGTACTCTGCACGTTGAGTGTTCATGTTCCGTCCTTGAAAAATAGGGACGGGGGTACACACAACCCCCGTCCCCAAACCCTAAATTCAGCTAGAAGGGATTGTCATCGCTACTACTCGATGGTGCGGCAGGGGCATCAGCCGCAGCGGTTTCCCCGCCGAAGATAGAGTCAATTGCCATTAGCTGCTCATTGTTTAATTCAACAGCGGGCTTAGACGGGGTTCGTGGTGTAGATACACTCCAGTTCGGGAAGTCAGAATCTTCACGCTGTTTGCAGTAGAATTCTGCTTCGTGACCAATGAGTGTTTCGCTACCGTTCTTGGCAAGACCTGAGATCTTACCAGTGAACCCAAGTGCCTTTATGGAATCACCTACCCACTCAGCAGCCTTGGTAGTAAGAGGTAGCCACATCGAGACGAAATTCTCGGTGCTGTACTCCTCACGAGTACCGTCGTTATTCAACTTCTGTAAAGGTGTTAATTGCAACCAAAGTTGGGGCGTACCCTTTTTTGATTGTGTAAGGTCGTGATCTGTTACACGACAACGATAAAGTCCTGTCTGCCATTTAGCCATTAGACTTACCTTTCTTTAATGCTTCTAAAAAGTTGTTCCAACCCTCCTTGGCAGATTTGCCAAGTGAAAAGGATTCGGGTAGACCGTGCCTGTTCTTAGCATCCCAAGCTGCTCGTCGCTCGCAATAAGCGATTCGCATTGTACCACCTGAAGCCTTCCGTTTGTCTTCATCTTCGATAGTTGTTAGGAAATTTAAGAACAATACAATGTCTGCCCACTTGTGGGTTAAACCCCATGCACTAGCGTGCATATCAGGGGTATAGCGATCATAGTCTGCACCGGCAGGATTCTTGAAGGTCGCAACCTTCGTGTGCGTGATAAGAACTACTCGCATACCCTTCTCATTTCGCAGGCGGTCAAGTTTAACAAGAAACGCATCCCAAAGTGGGGCAGCAACCCTGTATCCACGACCATATCCTGCAAAGCCTCGCTCTCCGAAATCGCCACCAAACTCAGTTTGGGTAACGTGTCGGTAGAGCATTGCTTCCGCACCATTAGCACAATCAAGTGCAAATGTTTTGTATTCATGGTCACCCTCCAAAAGGGCATCCACGAATTCATCTAGCTCGCTCCAAGATTTAACGTGGATGCGAGGTGTTTCATCTGCCTGTCCAGAATCAACAAGGGTATCTAACCCTGTCTCTGTTTCGGTCATCACTACAATAGGCGAGGGTGCTTGCGTTAAGAATGAGGTCTTACCTACACCTTCTACACCTTGAACTACCATAGCAATAGGCCGGTTAACCGGCTTCATCTGAATAGACTTGAGTAGGTCAGATGCCCTACTCGCTTTCGTCTTTGTGTTCATCAGCTTGCTCCGCTTTAAAAGTTTGCCACCAATTTTCCAATGCAAGGTGAAATGCCTTGCCAAACGCTAAGGCCGGTGGTGTTTCCGTCCTGCGTTGTATCCCGTAGATATATCTCCAGTAATACTTACGTCTACACGTAAGGAATGTACTCATGCCTGAGTAACTAAGAGTGTTATCAGCACTAATAGCTGACTTCTTGCGCGGTTCCCACCTCACATTCTCAGGATCTTCAACCCCTCTGCATAGAGTCATAAACTCACATGGGCTACCATACTTCTCGCACATGGTAGTGTTCTGATACCAAGCACCTGTCTGCGTAGCCTGCTCAATGTCCTTGGCAACATGTACAAGATCATTTAGAGTTTCTGCCATCTGTTGTTCACTACGCACCACATTGCCCACACGAATAAAATACTTGTCAGGATTAGCGTCCACTTCATGTACGCACCTAAGCTCAAATAGTGCCGGTGATTCACGGTCAGGACATACGCCATCCCCATCCAAAGCATGTCCATAGTAGGTTCCATGTTCTTCTATCTCACTCTTGGTTCCAATCGCTCCCTCTTTGCCAGCGGGAATCCGCTTCGGTTTAATAGTTAGTTTGCGCACTACATCGTAGATGGTTTGATCTATGGGATTGCCATCGAGATACTTAGCCAGATGGTACAGAGATACCTGCCCATCATAAGCTAGCTTTTGGAAGTAAGCATCTGTGGGACGGACATCCCTGCCAATGGTCTTATGTTCGACCATCACAGTCTCACCATAATTTTCGACCATCGTGTCGATCATACCGACATAGACCATATCGGTTTGCGGTATGTTAAATCGCACAGCTTCTTCAACCGATAGA